AGTCGATCCGTCATCCGCACCAGCGTTGGTGTAGGTGTGTGAAAGGTTATTACCCGACGCTCCGCCCGCCGCCGAATCACTTGCCACCGCTTCTGTTGTACCGTCACCCCAATCAACGGAATAGGTACAATCTGACACAGAGTTTGTAGTATTATTCTGTAGGAACACAGTAGATCCTGTGTCTGCTGTTGTGATTGCTGAACCGCCGTTCCTTGTAGCGTTGTTCCTTATTGCAAATGCAACCACCGGTGCCGGAGAGGCAACCGTGATGTAGTTTGATCTAGTTGATGTGGCAAAACTTCCAGCGGAATCTGTGGTAGCACCGTTGGCAAACGCCTTGACTGTGACAGTCATAGGTGATCCAGATGATTCATTGTAAGTGTGAGTTGGTGTAGTTGTAGTGACAGTTTCCTCGTTTCCGTCGCCCCAAGTGATTGTGAATCTGTCTGCACCACCGCCCACGGCCGTGATAGTCAATGTCACTGTGTCACCTGTTGATATTGACACAGTATTTGAAACAAATGAAACACTTTTCACGTAAGTGCTGTTCCTGATGTTCTCCATTGTTTCATTCAAACTGTCTATGGCATCTGTTATACTTGGTTCTGATCCTAGTGTTGTCAAACTTCCGTCACCAAAAGTTGAGTCAGCAGGTGTACCTATCGAAACATTAGTTCCAATAACACCTCCTGCCCCAGAAACTGTTGCAATTTGATCATCTACATATTTTTTGTGTGCCGCATCGTCATCAGCGGCCGGTGTTGCGACCTGTATGTTTGCCAATGTTACGTTTGTGAAATCTGTCCTTGTTGATCCGTCTTCTGGTGTTGTACCAACCCTGAACTTATCTATGGTTTCATCCCAGTAAAGAACTGCCTCGTCGGCACCTGCACGTTGTATCATTATACCTGCATCAGTGGCTGTTGAGTTGTTCTCGTTGATGGTGATGATGTTGTCTTCAACGATTAAATTCTGTGAATCGATTGTTGTTGTAGTACCTTGTACAGTAAGGTCACCTGTTATGGTTTGGTTACCTTGCACACGCATATTGCCATTGACATCAAGGGCAAAGTTGCCTGGAGCATCTGTTCTAATACCTATACGTTGGTTTGAGACATCAAAGAATAGTAAGGTGTTGTCCGATGAGTTACTGAATTCTAAGTTCGTACTCCGGATAAGGTTCGATTCTAATATATCACCACTTATTCTGTTTAATGCCATAATACTACTTAGGTATTTACCAAATTGTCATACGACCTTGTTTCTACCATAAATATTCTTAATATGGCACTATTACCCAGCAAGAAAATAACGAATACATCAGATATCAATCTGAATGTTGATCAGGTATCATTCAAGAAAAATGCACTGAGTGGTGATGTCATTGACGGTGGTTTGATCACTAATTTTTCAAGTTCTGGCATAGAAGATCAAGCAGATTCACAACAAATCACAGTAACCAACGACACAGTTGAGATGAAGAACAACCTTGTGGTTAAAGGCACTGTGACTGTTGAAAATCTCAAATACGTTGAAGCACAGGTTCCAAAAATCAATGTCACTGATGCCATTATGATTGATCATAATGAGGTGATTTGGAAGAACGAACTAGGCAGGAGTGTCAGGAAAAGTAACATTGAAGAACTAGGTAGACTGAAAAATCTCACAGTGAGAAACACACTGTTCGCTTACAATGGAAGAGTTGGAATAAACACAGAGGCACCTTCGGCTGATTTCTCTGTGAACGTGGATGGATATGAGGTTATTACCAAGATGCAGGACAGAAACACCTACGTTGGTACCGCTGGTCCTTTTCCCTTTGCAATAGGTACTGATGACTCTCCTAGGTTGGTTTGTAGATCAAACGGTGATGTAACTGTGGGACAGGAAGACGGCAAAGAAATCACAATGAACGTTTATGGCAAAGTGGGTATAGGGGTGAAAAATCCACGTGAAAGCCTACACGTTGTTGGAAACATCAGGTTCGCTGATAAAGTTTTTTCATCAGGTAATGGCATACCAACCGAAGGAAGATGGGACACAGGATCAGTTGTGTGGAATGACCAACCACAAGAAAACCATCCTGTTGGTTGGGTTTGTACTAAAGGCGGAACACCAGGACGTTGGCGGTCTTTTGGATTAATTTATTAGAAACTCCAGATTTGGTCAGGCCATTCCTTGGCCCTTCTTTTCATTCCAAACTCAATAAGAACTTTTGCAATTTCTGTTTTTGGTCTTCCATACCTTAGACCTGCCTTGTTTGCCTCAATTTGTATCCACGGTCTGTTCGAGAGTATGGTTTGTTTTGCACCATGTAGTAATGGGACTTCGTAACCTTCCACGTCAATTTTTATTATGTCCACGTCAGTGAAATTGTAACTGTCCAAGGTCCTCATCTCGATGGTTCCTGTGTTGTCCTTGACGTGGAATGTGCCAGGATGTGTTTCGTATTGCATAGAAACTTTGCCAGGTTTATCTCCAAGTGCCACTTCGTGTAAGGTGATGTTGTCCATACCTGCTGTTCTCTTTTTGAATATGGGAAGTATTTCAGGATTAGGTTCAAAGGCCTCTATGTTTTTGACAAGTTTAGTCCAATGGACTGACCACATACCTTTGTGGCCGCCGCAGTCTATGGCCGTACGTAGTTCACGTCCTCTGACCCATGGCATAAGCCATTTGAAATGTCCACCGTTTGGGTAGACTTCCATACTATGCGCCTAGTTTGTGTAAATTATGAATGACAGCAATTATGTGTCCGCTGTCCACTCCGTTGTTGGCTGGAGGGGCAGAACCAAAAGTAATTTGTCCTGATCCTGCATTGTAAGTGTAGTTCGTGTCTGGTATTTGGTATACGCCGCCAACGAATATTGCCATGTCAGATGCATCTGTTGGAACAACACTCAACGTGGCCGCTGTTGATCCGTCAATGGTGTTACCTGAACCACCACCAAACACTGTTGTGGTACCATCACCTTGGAACTTGTCAACTGTTAAAGTTTTCTCAGCCGCCGAACTTGAAATGTTGTACCATTGTGAACCAATGTACCCTTGATATGTCTGTGTTGTGGTATTGAAAATTAGTTGTCCATCTTGACCTGCTGGTCTGTTGGCAGTGGTCACTTGAGGGATCTCGGTTGTTGTTGCCCCTGGTGCCAGTTCTCTATTTTTGACGAACCTACCCATGATTATTATAATCCTATGGTTGAAATAGTTGCTACTACCGAAGATGATGAGTCAGGACTTTCAACATAGATTTTATCACCGTTTGCTAGTATCATCTTCTCAGTGTCTATCACGTATGTGTCTGTGCCCTGTATTGTCAAGGTGTTGTAAAGTTTGTTTGCTTCTGTTGGCGTTGTTGTTGAACCATCACTTGGTAAAAGGTATATGTTTATCGTAGCATCGTTGCTTGTAATATTACATAAGTGTATAGACGTCACAGCCGTGTCCGCTGATGCTTGAAATACAAAATCAAGTGCGCCGGTTGTAGTAGTTGCTAGTCTCTGGTTTATTGCCATTTTTTATCCTAACGCAATGGCTAATGCCGTTGCTTTCTTTTTACTTATCAGTTCTCCTTCCGTGCCTGAACTGATGTTTGAGTTGTTGAAAAATACTCCAGTACCACCTCCTGCGGCAGTTTTGCTGTAAATTTTTGTAATTGTACCTGCTGTAGGGGTTGAAGCGTTTGCTTCAAACGTCAAGACATCTTGTACCACAACAGCACCTGTACCTGACGGTTGTATTAAAATATCTTCATTTGATCTAACACCTTCTATGTGATTCTGTCTAAACCTGATAGCACCATCTAAAACAACACCACCTGTTCCTGACACTGTCAAATCTAAGTCTGCGTTCGAAGGAGCAGTTATTGTTGATCCGGCAATGGATAGGTCACCGACTGCATTTCCGCCGCCTACCTGAGCGTCTACGTAACTCTTTGATGCCGCGTGGTTGGCATCTGACGGAGTTGTGGCAACTTTCATGTGTGCCAGTGTGAACGATCCACCGTCTATATCTATGGCAACTGTTGAACCGTCTGATATCTGTCTAGGTGATGTTCCAATCCTAAATTCATTTGACACTGCATCGAAATAGAATACTGCGTCATCTTGTGTACCTTGATTAATGACTATGCCGGCGTCTTGTGCACCAGCGCCTGAATAATTCCTGTTGATTTCAAGGAACTGGTCCTCAATAGTTGTGTTGGTTACGTTCTGTGTTACTTGATCACCGTCGATAACAAGATCACCCGTAACTCTTGTGGTTTTAGCATCCAGTTTGATTTGATTAGTGCCGCTTGAACCCGCGCCTGCTTTAATGTTGTAATCACCTGAAGTTTTAAGAGTTTTAGCCATTTGCTATTATTTATAAAAGATTTGGGGGAGCGTGTAACTCCCCCAAAAAAGCACGTGTGCGTGGTTATTATTCAGATACGATATCAATGTTACCGTGTCCAGACTCAATAGAACCTTGAATATCAGTTCCAAGAGAGTACGGTACTGTACCTGTGTTTCCACTTGCGTCAACATAGTGTACTGTATTGTTGTAGAATTTCTCTACGTAAGCCACTGTTGAGTCATCTAGAGTAACCTGTACCATGAACTCGCCCATTCCATTAACGTTGTCGTTCGCTAATGATCCTGGTGCAACCGCTTTCAATAACATAACTTCTTCAGATGAATCGTTTAAGTGTACTGTAAACTTTTTAGATCCCCTTTGGTTCACTATGTAAGCAACAGTCGAGTCAACTTTAGAACCACCAAACTGTCTGTAAGCAGTCACGGCGATTTTAGCAGTTGTGTCTGCACCGAAGTCAGATACAAATTTACTTTTCTTTAAAGGTCTTCCCATTTGTTTTCTCCTAGTTAGGAGTCCAATGCCAGTTCTCCTGGCTACGCGGTTGTTTTCCGCATAAGTCTTCTACACGATGTAGAAGCACGTTTGAACTATTTGTATTTACCAAAATTTTGTGTTGATAAAGTGCAAAGAAAAAGGGCGGTGCGAACAATCCAAAATTATAATCACACCACCCTTATGGTTTTACGTATTTCTAGATTTTTATATTATTTTCTGTTGTAGATATGATATAAAATCCAAACTGCAACTAAACCGATCAAACCTTGATCTGAGAATCCTTGCAGTACGCCCTGGATGTTTCCGATAACAGAAACATTTGGCCAGAACGGAATACCTTGACCGTTGAACAGGATTTCTAAAACGATCCCTAACGCGATAAGACTTACTCCCACGTCAGCGATACCTTTCGCCCATCCTTTTACTTTCATCATGATATCCATAATTGGACCTCCCTTTGATTGTAAGTTCCTTTCGGAACTGAATTATTTAGAAGTGTGAAACAATGATAAAACTACCACATTTGGTCTGCGGAGTCTACGAATGCCAAAAAAAAAATATAAGTGTGTGCTTTATGATTGAGCAGTCACAAAAAAAGGGCGACCGAAGCCGCCCTTTTTGAAAATAAAAATAAACCTGTGGCTTACTTGAATTTTAAGTTTGCAGATGTTACACCTACTGTGTTAACGTAGTCTGCCGCATTTCCTAATGAAGATGCAGTGTTCGTTAATTCAACGTAACCGTATCTTGTTAAGAAACCAACAACTGGTTCAAAAGTAGATGGATCTAATACAACACCTGAAGACATTAAAGGAATGTAAGGACAATAGAACGCTGGAGCGTCTGCCTCACTTGCACCTTTGTAACCTACAAGTACGTCTGTACCGTCTGCCGCGTAAGCGTCAACGTATACTCTCATAGCACCGTTTAATGTACCAACGAATTTAGTGTTAGTAGGCGCTTCAAAAGTACCTTCAGTTGATCTTGCGAACGCTGAAGTTGTTGCTGATTGAAGAACAGTTAAAGCAGTTGGAGATACTACAGCGTAGTTACCAGCGCCTCTTCTTGTTCTTGTTGCGATTTCATTTGCCGCTCTGTTGATTAACACAGCCAATGCCGCGTGTTCGTCACCAACGAAAGTTGCAGTTCCAGAAACAGCAGATTGGTCAAAAGTTCCAGAACTTGCCGAACCGGCTAATGTTCTTAAAGAACCAATGATCTCTTGGTCGATCTCAGCAGTGATCTCTTGAGCTAATGCCGCCATGATTTCTGCTTCTACATCGATACCTTGCTGTGCTTGAGCATCTTGAGCCGCTTCAAAAGTCCATCTAGCACTTAATTTTCTAGATTTCGCTTCAACCGGTTGTTTCAAGATCTGGATTGATAATCTCTTACCAGGTGTACCCTCTAATGCCGCCGTAGCCGCACCTTTTGGAGTAGTGTTGTTCTGGTTACCAGAGTATGCTTTCGCAATTTTGAATGGAGATAATGCTTCTTCACCAGCAGTTGCGTTACTTGCCACTGTGTCTGCATATCTTATTCTTAATGTGTGGATTTGTCCTACAGGACCAGTCATTGGTTGTACACCTACGATCTCGTTAGCGATCACAGTTGGCATAACCCTTCTGATTACTGGTAGGATAACCCTGTTTAACGTAGCAACGTTACCTGCAGATGTGGCACCAGCAGTTGATTGTTCTGCCAAGTACCTTTTTGTGTTTTCCAACACAACATCCATAGTTTTTTTCTTGTTGCCTGCTAAACCTTCGGTTAGGGCCGCTTTAGTTTCGCCCCATTTTGATTCAAATATATCTGACATTTGTATCGTTTCCCCTTAGTTTGTTGTTATATACCCGCTAATTTACGGATATTAGTTAAGTCAGCATCTTCCCTTTGTGCTCTGTCGCCACCTGACTCAGTTAGTACTTTCGCACCTTCTTTTGTCACGGCATTGTCAGCCATCACGTGTGGTAGATACTTGTCGAATGAAGCCTGTAACTTCGCTGTTTGAACTGATTCTAACAGTTGAGCCATCACTTCACTCTTTTCTTTGCCCAATGGTTTGAGCATCTCAGCCATTTTTTCCTTACGTTCCATCAAGTCTGCCTGTCTTTTAGATTCGGCTTCCTTCGACTCAATCACCGCTTGTTTCTCTTCAATGGCCTTCTCAGCGTCTTTTAACTTCAGTGTAGTTTCATCCACAACTTTCATTAACTTCGCGGACTCAGATTTCTCATTTAAGTAAGAATTCTGATACTCTGAAGCGAACGCCTCGAATATTTTCTTACCAAAGTTGACTTCTCTCGCCGCAGTAATGTCTTCCTTCAAGCCTTTCAACTCTTCAGCAAGTTTTGTGTTCACTGCGTTCTCTACAACTTTAGCAGATTTTGTTATGAAAGCCTCTTTCATCTTAGCCATTTGTTTTTTGGCTTCGGCTACTAGTTTGACTTTCGTTTCCACAACGCCTTTTTTGTCTTCATGGAACTCTTTAATTTCTTTTGCAAGAGCGTTTACTACGAACTCTTCCATTTTCTTAAAGTTTTCATGCACACCTTTTCTGTCGCTGTGTAACTCTTTTAACTCCTCGTTTAATTTAGAAAGGATAAAACTTTCTAATTTAGCAGAGTGTTTGCCTACGTTTTCTTTGTAAGCAATTTTTTCTTGTGCAAGTGCTTTTCTATCCTCAACGAACTTTGTGATCTCTTCAGATAACTTCTCGTTCATCATAGTGTCGATAGCCTCGATCATGTTTGCTTTGTCATGTTCGTATCTTTTAGCAAACTCTTCTCTTAACTCAGCACCTACTGTTTCTTTGTTTTCTTTAATTTTCAAGTCCCACGCCTCTTGGATGCCTTTTTGAACATCTTCTGAGATCGCTCCAGACTCTACTAATTTTGATATTGCGTCTATCATTTTATTTCAGGTCCTTTATTATGTTTGTTAGTGCCTCTTTCAGGAACTTTTGTGCTTTTGCATCGTTTCTAACTTCAGCCGCCAAACCTTTTGCCATGTTACCACCCTTGGTGTTCATTAGGTGTTCGTAAATTGGCGTAGGATAAGCACCCGGTGCCGAAGGTTGAGCCACAACATCAACTGTGATGATCTCAAAGTCTGAAACTTCACCGCTTCCGTATTCGTTCATATTACCTGAACCTCTACTAGAAACACCTAGTTTCACACCTGATTCCAACATAGTTTTGACAAGTTGGCCCATTGGTGTTGGCAAAATTTTCATCTTGCCGTATCCATTTGGACCGTCCATCCACATTTCAGTAATCATATGTGATACACGATCCAAATTAATTTTTAAATCATCTGGGTGGTCCACTTCACCTAACACAGAGTATCCAGAACTGATCTGATCATTCAGTGTTTTTGTCGCTTTTGCGATTTCTTGCACTGGATAGATCCTTTGATTCGCGTTCTTGATCCCACCTTGAATACAGATGCCCTTCATGTACAAATCCTTACCGTCTTTTCCCTCGTGTAAAACCTGTACCCTGGCCTGATCAAATGTTAGATTCTCTCTAAGGTATAGTGATGTCATCCGATGACCTCCGTTAAATCAACAATTACTTAGAAGCAACTGGTGATTTTGCTGATTTGTCTGAACCGTCTGCTGTAGCGGGTTTAACCTCTTTCATCTTTGGTTCAGTTGTAGCGTTCATGCTTTTCGCTGTTGGAGCCGGTCTTCCTTTTTCTTCTGCTCCGCCTTTAGCGATGTTAGAACCACCTTGGCCCATTTTAGTGCCTGCGTCTGCTACTGGTGATTTCTTTGAATCAGCATGGTCGGCATTGTCCGCTTTAGCCATGTTCTTGTATTCTTTTACAGTCTCTTTGGCTTCTGCTTCTTTACCTTCCATTTCAACTTCTGGAGTTAACTCTGGTGCAACTTCTGGAGCAACAGTTTCGTCTTTTTCTTCGTCGTCACCGTCTTTTTTGCCCATCATTGCTTCGAATTCTGCTTTTAATTCATCTAAAGCGTCTTCTAAGTCAACAACTCTGTCTTCCATGTCTTCTTCACCTTTGTCAGCGTCCATGTCTGCTGGCATTTCTTCGCCTTTGTCTGCATCCATTTCGCCTTCTTCTTCAGAAGAGATGTCTTTAACCAATTCGTCAGTTGCGTCACCGCCTACTTCTTCAATTGATTCTTCTTCAGTTGTTTCTGATTCTTTTGCTTCGTCTTCTAACTCAACAACTTCATCAACTTGCTCGTCTTTAGACTCCTCAGAAGTTTCTTCAACTTTTGCTTCCTCTTTAGTTTCTTCAGTAGTTTCTTCTACTTTAGCCTCTTCAGATGCTTCAGTTTCTTTAACTTCTTCTTTAGCGTCTTCTTTTGTTTCTTCTTTTGCTTCAGCAGTTACTTCTTCGTCTGCTAAATTTTCGTAGATATCTCTTGATTTTTCAACTACGATTTCGTGGAATAAAGCCTCTGCTTTATCGTTTTCTTCGTTTATTAGCAACTCTAATAAACTCTCAAATTTATTATTTGACATTTTACACGTGCTCCTTTTAATTTAGGTCTATTTGTACTTATAAGTGTTTGTATTTACTGTAAAGGGGTAAAAACGGTGTAATAATTGGCGTGAAAAGGCGTCTTTTTACTAGATTTTGGCTTTAAGTCCAAACTGCACTAGAAATTCCTCAGTTGTCAGGTGTTTGATGTTGCCTTTCCACTCAAGATCTTTGGGTTGAAACCATCCTTGCGGTATCACACGGTGGAATTTTACATCAGGAAAGTCCTCTAAACAGCGTTTGGTCTGGTTCATCCAGTTGCCATAGAACGTTGCTTCGTCATTGCTCTTCTTGTAGTTCCTTGTGTCCTTGAAAACATTGTTGAATCTGAACCTTGTGGCCTTGTCTTTTTTCTCAGAATGCCCTTGGTAATCAAAACCTAGTATGTATATCTCTTTATATTTCTGTTCACAGGCCATCCGCAACGCTGTTGGACCAGAACTCCATCCCAGGCTAGGTCTGAACCAATTGCAATGATCCATTATTTTTGGATGTTTTTCATACTGAACATTGAAGTTCGACCACACTTTATTATGTACCATGTAATCTGATTCTGCTATTTCTAGGACCATTTTTGGATCAACGGCTACCAAGAAGTGCGGTCTGTGTGTTCGATACACTCCGTTGCAGGCCCATACTGTGCCTTTTTCTTTAAGATCGTCTATATCAACTACCCTACGGGACTCGCCGTTGCCTAGTACGAATGCTATGTCTGACATTATAACTCTAAGTTATCGCTTGGGGCAGGTTGTCCGTACATTTTTTGGACAAAAACTGCTTCTTCCTTCTGTTGGGCATCGTGTGCCTCGGATGCCAACCTCATAGAGTTGATTTGTTTGAGTGTTAATCTTGTTTTCCTAGTGTCTTCTGCGTCTAGTATTGAAATATCGTTCTCAGGTTCGTATGTTTTGTCTTGTTCAAAACCATCTGCGCCATATGTGAAGAATTCATTCAATTTCATATTCGTATTTAATCCTTATACCTGTCCGCCGCCACCTGTGCCGCCCGGAGTTTGTCCACCTGGAGTTTGTCCTGCCTGTCCTGGCTGTGGAGATCCCGGTTCTGGTGCTTCAGGATCTGCTGTTGGTTCCTCGAATTGATCCAAGTCTGCACTGATTCCTGATTGTGTTACGCCACCTTGACGTAATTCATTGTTCTTAGTTTGTTTTTTCTGTGGTACGTTGTTTTCTTCCGCCCAAAGATCAGCATTCCTTGCCATTTCTTCTTCAGTAAGTCCAAGATATCTCTTGAGTGCAAATCTTTTTGACATATAAGGAAGTTCAGCAACCTGTGTGAACGTTCCTACCCTTGCTTGGTCCATCTCTGTCTGTCTGTACTGTGCAAAGTTCTGTGGTGGATTCAATTTTATCTCAAACATTCCATTGTCTAGGTTATAACCTTTTGTTTTGATCCATAATTTGAATTCAGCATCAAAAGTTTCCGCCAACATTGACTGTAATCTCGCACAGTATTTGTTGAATCTCAATTCTTGTATGTAGGCTGTGCCAACTCTGCCGTCATTGTACTGCTGTTGTCCATCTTCTGCACCTGTTGGCAAGTAAGAACTTGGAATTCTTAGTCCTCTGAACAGTTTGTTTGTGAAATATCTTAGATCGTCAATCTCACCTAGGTTAGTACCACCAGGTAACGTGTCAACTTTTGATCCTCTACCTTCTGCTGTCTGTGGGAAGAAGTAATCTTCGTTGATTGACATTGGGTTGTATGTTGCGTCTATGAAGTTCGCTCCACCTGACGCACTTGGAATTCTTCTCTGATTGATTTCGTTCTTGACTCTCTCCACGAACTGCATAGCCAAGTGTGTTGGCATATTACCCACGTCGATGTAGAACACTCTTCTCTCAGGTGCTCTCTGTACCCTGTAAATTATGATTGCATCTTCCAGTAATTCTTTTTGTTTGTAAACTTTGAACACTTGTTCTAATACTGACTGTCCAAATGGGAAAAGATTGTCTAAACCATCTGACATCGACATATGGATCACGTGTTCTGCGTTGATGTTGTACGCATTCATTGTCTTGTAGAATCTGCCACCTGCGTTTCCACCTGCAAATCCTGACATATTATTTGTAGCACCTGCGTTCGCATAACTTTGACCGTACGCCGCAGTGCCTCCACCTGTTGTTCCACCGCCACCGTAAGTTTGGTTAGGTGTGATCTGTGTTGCACTCAATCTCTGTAGGTTAGGATTGATGTCTCTGATCACATACTGTTCAGGTTTCTTGCCTTCAGATTCGTTAACAACGATTCTGTCAACTTTTGCATTGTCCACATACAACCATTTCATTGTTTCTGGATCTCTCACAAAGAAACAATCTCCATATTTCAAAGCGTTCCTGAATATTCTAAAAATTCTCTTGTTGAATTTGTTAGACTTGGTCCATTGTTGAAGTGCTTTCTTCAAAAGTTTCACTTCGTGTTCTGTTGTCTCATCTTTGAACACAAGATCAAACGGTGTCTCGTTTTCTGTGTTCTTCTGTGTTGAAAATTCTGCTAGGATGTCCAGTGCCGCGTTGATCTCAGAGTCTGAATCCATCTGGTCATACTGGAAGTATCTCTGTATCCTGTTTGGATGCCCTGTGTACACGTCCGGCAAGTAAGAACTGTAGTTCCTCTTCGCGAAGTTGGGTACTTTCTCTCCTGATATAGGAGACATGTTAGCGTCTTTAAAATATTTTTTCCAAGCCATGCTTTATATTACACTTTTTTTATACATTTAGCAACCTAAACCAGTCCAACTTGGTTACGATCTTTACGTGCTGTCGTTTCGACCGCTTTCAAGGCCCTGGATTCTACTGCTACAAGCGTATTTACGCCGTTTACCATGGAATTCAAAGTCTTATTTGCACTGTTTAATTCGTTAATCATAGATGCCATCTTTGTTTCGAGTGCTGATGTATCAAAGGTTGATTGCAGATCTTGGTTGGCCGTGACGGTTGATTTGGTTCCTGGAGTCACTAATTCTGGACCTCTCTCACCAACTAGGTATGTTTTACCTGTGTCCATGCCACCACCAAACTCTCTTCCAGGTGTCTGGTTCGCCTGCATACCTAAAACTCCAGAAGTCAATCCTATGGCACCACCGATTATTGCGCCGGCCAATGTGCCTACTAGTGGGATAACCGATCCAATCGTTGCACCTGTCAATGCACCACCCGCCGTTGACATTGCCAACCCTGCGGCCTTACCTGCATTACTCTCCGCCGTTGCGGCTACACCTGTACCTCCCGCCATAAGTCCTAGTCCACCTGCGGCACGTAATCCACCTTTCATACCAGTCTTGGCCAGTCCTGCCGCTGTTTGGGTTCCGGCTATGTGGGCAGTACCTATTCTAGTACCAGCGGCCACTATACCGATCTGTGCGGCTTTGTCAAATAGAAACTTACCTGTGAGGGCACCTGCAAATAGGCCCGCGGTCAGTGCCGGATTTTCCTTAAGCATTGTGGCGATCTTTCCACCGCCTGTGAATATGTCCTGTATGCCACCGATCAGTCTACCCAGTGCTGGTCCAAACGCTGACAGCAATCCTGTCTCTATGGATTGGAACTGTGAGGACAAGACTTTCGAAGCCTGTTCAAATGATGTAAGGTTACTGACGAGGCTTGTGGCCTGTTTGTTTTGTTCGTCGAGTACCGAACCTGTGTCTGTGATCCTTCTCACAACTTCTAGCAAAGGACCTTGTAGCCTCGTGAAGCCAACTGTGCCTGTAACAGTGGCTTTTGAAAATCTTGCGATGCTAGGTTCTGCCACCTTTGCAAAGTTTGCCAAGGCCTGTTCACTGGTCGTTGCACCTGAAATCAAA